CCCATTGGTATTTTTCATCAATTTCATTACGTTGTTTTACCATTTCGATTAATCCTCCAATGGTACTATTTTAGCATATTTCAAAAACTGTTTCCATCATTGCGCTATACGTTTTCAAACGTTGCAAAACCGCGCATATTGTCAAAATATCGTTTTCGTCATTTTTCAATAATTGAAAAAAGTCGTATTCAAAATCGTATTCATTGCCCGCATAATTGAGAGAACGAGCCCAAGGGCTTTTTTTATTGCCGTTACAATAGACAATCTGTAAAATTGCCGTTATAAACACAAAAAAGCCCTCCCGAAAATGGGAGGGAAAATACATTATATAGGAACGCTTTCGAGAGCTTCGACACGTTTCAGCAAGTTTTGAAACACTTCTTTTGACACGTAAGCCGTGCTGGCCTGGTGGCTGGTAAGAAAGTTATCCCCACCGTTGCGTAGTTTCTCGTCGATCAGCGCGTCAAGTCCTAGCTCAAGGTGCTTATTCTTAATGTTATTAGTCATTTTATCTTGTAACGTGGCATACGTCGCAAACGTCTGATAAGCCATATCTGATGTCATATACGCGCTCAAGTCAACCGCTGGGGCTGTTGGTGCCGGCTTGTTTTCTAAAGCCTCCACGCGCTTTTCTAGCGGTCCTAAATCGAGCGTTTGAACTGTTGGAACTGGTTTATTTTCCAACGCTTGGACTGATAAGGCCAATGATTGTACTCGGCTTTCTAATGGTCCCAGATCAACCGTTGGAGCTTGTGGACGCGCTTCAAGGGCTTCGATCCGTGCGACTAGTGGCCCATCATTGTACGCTTGTACAGTGTGTCCGGCAAGATAGTTTGCGATCTCATCGCGCAAGCTGACCTTACCAAGTTCGACCACTTCTGTCGGCTGGTACTCTTTCGCTGATTGAACCACGTCAACTCGGACGCTCTGGTCACTTGGGAATACGTACCCGTCGCACTCAACCTCGATAAGATAGCTCTCGACTGGTAGCACCTTGGGAATCTTAAACGATACCTTTGAGCCTTGGACGATAGCGTTAAACGACGCTTTGCCCTTTTTGCTGACAAAGTGGATTGTAGCTTCCTGGCCGTCAAGATCAATCGGTACCCAATTCTCGTCATACATTGCAAACCCAAAAAGGGAAGCCGAATCGCCTTGCTTGACGATTCGCCCCCCTTCAAATTGTTTGAGGTTTGTAGAGTTTTATCTCAATTGTCTACCTCCTTAATGATATATTTACGAATTGGTGTTTTTCTCAATGCTTCCAAGGATCTTCAAGTCGCTGTTGAGTTGTCCGATGATTCGGTTAAAGTCGTCATCATGGATACTGATTTCTGCAGCACCCGCATTAATTAGGCTTTGTACTGTCTCAATGTGGCCGATACCAAATACTGTATCTCCTACAACTCCGAAATATCCTTGTTTTCCTGAGTGGCTACGCATAACTAACATTTTTTCTTCTCCTTTTTTGTTTGTGTTTTTTGCTTGCTGTTCTGTTGGCTCTGGCGTAAATGGTAACTCAAACCATCCAACCATCTGTTGAGCGGGAGCGTTCCAGTCGATATAACTGAAATTCCCTGCGTTGTCTAAATTTCGTGTAACCTTGCGTGTCCATCCGCCATTATAGAGAGCGTCTGAATTGCCGTCTATGTTCTGTTCGATCGTGGTAACAGTCCCGTCTGGGTTTTCTGCGACTACAAAACCGATATGTCCGAATGCATGGTATGGTAAACAACTAGATACCCAGACGCTTCCGACTGGTGGATTGTTAGACCCATTAAAGTATGTAACTTTCAACCCCAATGCAGAAGCTCTGTCAAGTCCGTTGATGGCGTTTAAATAACTAAAATTGAGATTGTACAATCCTTGATATTGCAGAATATTGTCAATTAAAGCCACGCACTGGCCGCCGTAAGGGTTAGTTGGGACAGTCACGCGTTGATTAACTACGCTGTCTAACGTATCTAATAATTGTCTTTGAGTAGTCAAAAGACCACCTCCTTTTATTAGTCTTGGTTAGGTTCTTCATATTCGAGCGCACGAGTTGAGTCGCCCAATCCAGAGGTTGTAGGGTCATTGACTACTCCGACCAAAACGAGAAGAGCAAACAATACATTGACAAATACCAAGATTTTATCAACTGTTTGCCCAAACTCTAGCTTGATACCGAAGATATCGGCAAATGCTTGAAATAGCAACGCAAGAGCTGGTACTAAAGCGAGCCAAAAGTTTTTGTTTTTAAGACGTACTGACCAGTTAATTTTACTCATGTTTAATTCCTCACTTCTAAAACTTCATATTTTTTATAGAGGCTATCGATATAGCCATTCCCACCAAGTTTTTTATAACTCTTGTGCATCTTGTGAATGATATCCGATTCATGGATAGTTGTATATCCACGATTAATTGCTACAGTCATATCTCGCTCAAGGCGTAGATACATAGTAACCAGATGCGCTTCATCGTGTACCGCTAACTTATCATTCACTTCACTAATTTTCTTATTATTATCCTCGCCCACAACTTTGACTGTTTCTACTGACTTCTGGATCGTGCCTAGTTCATCTTTTAATTCATTAAACTGTTCCTTGTTTAAATTAGCCGATTTACTAGCTTTCATTCCGACCCAGCCTGTAGCGATCACTCCAAAGGTAGGGGCGAGGTGCGCGATTAAATCAGAGAATGTCACCCAACCACCTCAATTCTATGTTAGTGGTTGAGTTTCCAAATCTGTATTTTCTTTTGGTTTAGTCCACTTCCAAATTGCGAGTTTACCATTTTGTTCAAGGCTCGCTAGTTGGTCAAGTGTTTCTCCATTGTATGTAAAGTCACTGTTGACTTGTACCATAACACGGTTACCCTCACCGTAGAGAGCATTGTGTGTAGCATCTTCAATCGTAAAGATTTCTTGTGATTTGTAAGACTTACCAGACTGTCCCAAGTCAACTAATTCAAGGCCACGCTTGTAGATAGTAGGGTCAAGTGGGTTATCTGTGTCAGTCACACGAGCCAATACTGCCCAATCCGCTACTGCCTTAACTTCCGCAATTTTTGTATCTTTTTCAGCTAGTTTTTGCTCGTAGCTTTCTGCTTGTACGTGTAAATCTTCTTGTAACTTCTTCACACCATCCGCTGGGTTAAATTCGGTTGCGATTTGACCCAATACCGCTTGAATCAATGATTCATCTGATTCGCTTGTGCGGTCACCGATAAGTACACGGTCAAAGGCCGTATATGGCGCGTCTTGTCGAATTGCTACAAATGTGCGGTTAGCGTCTTGTGCGTATTTGTTAACTACTTTAAATGTCATATACTATTTACCTTCTTCTAATTTTTGAAAGGCCTCATCAAAGAGGTCCTTGAGTGCTGAGTCACTAGCTAAAACATCGTTAAATTTAGTTAGCAATTCATTTGTTTGTTCGTAGTACGCCTTATAATTAGCGCACTCAATAATTTTATTCGCAAGTTGGACTGCGACATCGTTGATAATTTTGTCTGTTGTGTTCATTAAATTCTGTAACCTCGTTTCCGTAGTACACCAGTAATGTGGGTTTTAGCCCCACCAAGCATATTGTTTTTGGCCATTTCTCCAAAGCAAGTGAGCAAGTCCCAGATGTAATCACCGATATCAATACCACCACTCATGTAAAATTTCCGTGAGTAAATACCCTCTAAGAAAAAGTCACCACGTCCAATAAAATGTTTAACACCATTTTGGTTCATTGGTATTAGATAGGTGTTCCCGTCATTAGTATTCCCATGGAAATTCCAAGGACTCCGATAGCGCCCATTATTATAGATCAGTACACGGTCACCCACGAATTCTGTAAGGCTTTCTTCTGTGCCGTTTCCTTTACCAGACCAAAGCCGAATACCTGCGAACGTTTCATTATCATGCCGTTCTACCTCTTTAGGGTCTTTGTTGTGATTCGTGCCTAAAACCATGAGTGCAGCATTGCTATCTCTGAATCGTTCTGCGATAAATCCACTCTTTGTTAATTTAATAAATTGCGAGGAATTGGTATCGTCGATCCGTCTGATTGTGGCTTCGTTGTTTAAAACGTTATATTGACTATTTTGTAAGTCAATATACATCTTGCCATTTAGACCTTCGATCCGACCACCTCGAACGGTCATACCAGTTAACGTACCAGCAAGCACGTTACCAGCATTGATATTGATAACGTTGATCTGACTAGCATCAATCGTGCCACCCGTGATTTTGTCAGCGTTAAGGTTAGCGATCATACCGTCCTTAATTACTGCATTATCAATCTTGGTCTGGCCTGTAATATGAGTTAACCGTCCGTCTATTCGGTTCGTACCGTCTGCGAGTACGTTGATTGAGTTGAGTACATCACCGTTACTATTAAGGTTCCGGACCGCCCACGATCCAGCGAGCTGTGTCACTTGCGTCCGTACTGCTTTTGTTTCAGCGAAAGCGTCGTCAAATTGGCTTGGTTTATAAGGGCCGGTTCTGCTTCCTCTCACCAAAATAGGTTCCTTAAATTCTACCCAACCGTTTTTAACTAGGTAGATATAAAAAGGAAAATTACGATCTTCACCAAAAAGGAAATCTTCCCGGACCGTGAAAGTTTGTTGAAATTCCCGCCATTCGTTCAAAGGCGGGCGGTCGTTTCCTATATCAGCGTTCAAAAGAATCTTGTTTAGTTTGTGGTTTTTTACGTTAAAAGCAAAATTATGATCCGGATAAGTTTTAAAGCGGTATTTAAAACCTAGGGTATAGGTTTCACCGTGATAAATTTTTTTGACATAGATAGGCAACGAAAAACCTGTGAAGTTAAACCCGGTTAAACCTTGCGCTTTAATGCTGAAAACTCCATCATTTAGGGTAACTTCTACGCCGTTTCTGTTCGCATTAACAAGGGTATTGGTTGCCATAGACATTGAATTAACAATCAAGTTGTTATCATCCGTTACATATTTTCCGACTTCTGTCTGGAATATATCACTGGACATAACCAACCGTGAGAGCTGGTCTGGTGCGCCTGTTTCGGACGTTCCAAGAATGCGTTCGTATAGCTTGTTCGATTCCGTCAGCTTGTTAAATTCTACGGTTTGCGTTTCAATTTTTTTAGAGAGATTAAGAAGATCGCGTCCTTGGTCGTTTTGGACTCTATCCAAAGCGTCAAACTGACCTATGGTCGCAAAATTCTTTGCTACCTTGGAATACACCTTGCTATAGATCGTATCACCATTGTCCGCATTATTAAACGTTTCCGTGACCTTACGTGATAAATCTGGACTATTTAAAATCAGCGTTTTAATTTGATCCGATAACGTAGCTGTGTCTGGAATCGTTCCAGCTTTAATAAGAGCTTCTTGAGCTTTTGCGTTTGCCTTTTCGATTTCGATAGCAGTTGACTGCTTGGCTTGTTCAAGCTGTTTATCAACCTCTTTCTTGATCTTATCGACATCTTCTGTGTCGATCCGTTTCTCCCACTGAGAGCCGTTCCATACATACATACGGTCATAGAGACCGTTCTTCTCAAACCAGATATCACCGACTTTATGCTCTTTGTCGTCTGGTTTGTTGTACCAAACTTTGTTACCTTGAGCGTTTAAGAGATAGTCTGGCAAGCTATTCTCAAAGTCCTGCTGTGCCTTAGCGATATCATCAACCCGTCCAGCTAGACCACTCTGCATGGTCGCTCTCACGTTCGTACCGATATCACCAAATTCAACACTTTCGTTTCGCTCGTTGATAAAGTCGTAAGTAACAGTCGTTACTTTCGCGGTTTCATCTGTAAGCCCAATCTGTGGGTAGTAAATAGGCACGATATCACATAGCTCTAGTTCCTCGATCCAGCCATTATCAGCATAGTCTAGCGTTTTAGCTAGATCAGCATACTCGATTTTGATGTTGATCTTAGGCTTACCAATTTCATTGCGCTCCATATAATCATTAGCGATTTTACGCAATTTATCGGGTGTTGGGATATCCTTACTCTTGCTATCAGATTTAAATTCGCTTGAGAAATCTACGACTTTAATTCTGCGATGTGCGTAGAGAGCCTTATACTTGCTATCTACATAATTCTCTGGGAGCGTTACGGTAACTGGATCTGGTTGGCTATCGCTAGTGTCGCCCTCTGGCTTTTCTGGTGTGTACGTTGCGAATGGTAACACGCTAGTATATGAGCTTTCAATCGTTTCATCTGATTCAGCAGATAAGATATTACGACCATACTCTAATACAGTTGGAGCAGTACGGCCTAACTGCTTATGCAGTCGCACGGTCATATTGTCAAACTCATATTCCCCGCCATAGATGTCTAAAATAGAGCCTTCTACACCACCAAGGGCTTGCCGTGCGTTCTCCATCTTGGAGATGTCAAACACACCCTTACCAGTCGTCTGGATATCAGACCAAACATCAAAACGTAGATCACCAATCGTTGCATTGTGCCAGATTGCGAGAGCAGTAAAGGCAGAACCACTAAAGGGTCTGCCATTCACTAGTCCCATGTATTCCAGCTTATGACTGATATGCTGACCGTAAATCTTAACAATGTTGCTGCTATCTTTAACAATCCGCGAGATTTCAAATGTCTGGTTCTTGGTACGCAGTCCAGCATCGGCCTTGAGTTTCATTTCTTTCTCAAGGATCGCAACCATTGGATCATTTACGGGAATCTCAGCGTATAACGTATAATTTCCGTTTCGTTCCCGTGTGACTGTTCCCTTGGTAACGTTAAGTTCACCAAGACCGTAAGTGTCAAAGGCCGTCTCATTTTTATTAAACAAAATAGGTCTCATAACTTAACCCCCCAGTTTGGGATTGTGTACACTTCAAAATTGCCGTCCCAGCTTATCAAATTTCGACCATAATCAAAGTAAGGCATCTGGAATTGAGGAGACCGCACGACCTTATCCCACGCTGGCAGATTATCCTTGTAGACTTGGTTTGCTTGCATATCTAGTGTGATCTTGCCTTGCACACCTTTTAACTTGGTCTTGCGACCGTTAATAGTAAGCGTACAATCACCCGATCCAACCAGTGTGATAATTGGTTTTGCGTTGACGTTTCCCAGGCCATTGATCGCAACTCCGTTTGTTAGCTTTTGAGTAGTGCGTCCTTGCTTGTAGAATTTGACTGGGTATGTCAAAAAGTTTAGTTTGACTTTCCCAAACTGCTTCATAAGGCTTGACACTTCGAAAGTTTCGATAAAAGCTGACCGGTAGATGAAATCCGGGTCCCAGGATAGGGTCAAATCTTTATAACCGTCTACATTGAGCCAGTTACTAATGTCGCTTTCTGCGTCCGTGAGCTTACGGTTTGAAAGGACGGTACAAGGCAACTCGATAGTAACAGATTTAAGACGGTTCTTTGAGATCAATAGATCACCATCACGACCAGGGACCGCTACTGTTTCTACGTCGCTACCAGTGGAACTAATAATATAGTCGCTGGTCACTCGTAGACCATGAGTAGTGCTTGATACACCATTAAAAGTAAAACTTCCCATTATGCCATTCTACCTCCTTCCAAGTTTGTATAGTAAGCAAGCTCACGCAAGAGCCTGCGCATATTTTCCGGGCTAAAGAAGTTGTCATTAGCCGTACCGTTTGCGTTGAGTGTGTAGTTGTTGGTTACGTTTGAGCTTGAGCTTCCACCGCCTGCGTAGCCGAAGCGAGTAGCTAGTGTATCAGTCAGACCACTGACAAGATCACCGCGACCTGGCAAGTTAAAGTCAAAGCCATCCGTGTATTTCTTGCCAGACTCTACGGTTTTATTCGCAAGGTCAGTCATTGAGTCGTCTACATAGTAGCCGTATTTTTCAATACCTACTGCCATACCCTCTGGGATAGCGCGACCGACTTGATCTCTAAAGACTTTTGATGGCGAGTTGATCCGCAAAGTAGATCGGGCTGCTGCAACCGCGCTACTTGCGATGCTGGCTGCTGCTGCTGCAACCGATCCAGCCATCGCATAGATACCGCTCATCATGCCCTCGCCAATAGCCGTACCTGCGCTATAACCTCCACTATATCCACCAGACATTCCGCTGTGAGCCGATGATTTCAAGGCACTTGACGCACCATGTACCGCGCCGTTTTGGCTAGCGATACCACTAGTAACACCCGTACCAAATTGTGATCCAGCATTTCTACCGTCGTGCCCTAGCGAGTTAACTGACGCATTAATCATCATCTTCATCGCATTAGACGCACCAGTAGCAATACCTTGCGAGGAATTGATACCACCACCGATGCCAGTACCGAATTGTGAACCGTACTGTTGCCCGTTCATGGACATCGCGAGGAATTGAGCCGAAATAGCAAGGTTCATTACAGATGCTGCACCAACTGCTACCTGTTGACCGACAGCGATACCGGTTGCGATACCAGAACCAAACTCGGACCCTTTGTTTTGTCCGTCTGTGGCCATGCCGTCCATCGTAGCGGTTGCGTTTGATTTAAGGGTACTTGCTGCACCTTGCACGACATCGGACCGGCTCAATACACCATCTCCGACACCAGCACCGAGTTCAGCACCTTTTACTTGACCCTCACCAAACAATCCAGCGAGTGCGCCAAGTGATGCATTTTTGAGTACTTCACTTGCACCCTGTACAGCACCTTGATTCTCAGTCATGCCTTGGGCATACTGACCACTTACCTGTGATCCGCTATACTTGGCTTCTGTTGGTAAGTTGTTGAAGGCTTGTTTAGATGCCTCTGTGACTTCGGACGCTGCCTGTTGGACATCGCCTTTTCCAGACCGCATACCGTCGCTTACTTTTTGAGGGATCTCACGGCCTTTAACTTCAAAACCGGCATCAGCGAGTGCGCTTCTGAACTCATCACCGATAGCGGTTACCATGCTCTCGATTTCGGGCGGTAACTCTTGACCAGTTGCCCGAATACCCCGGAGGAAGCCTTCCTTGGCTTTATCTCCTGCCTCAGTCCATTTAGTATTGAGTCGTCCTAGTTGTTCATCGGACGAATCTACAAGGGCCTGCGTTTGGTTGGCCATTTTAGGACCAGCCTGGCGCATTTGCTCGATAAGACCTTGGTCAAGCCCGCGTTTAGCGAGTGTTTCAAGGTTCTGCGACCACTTATCAACCGCGTCGATGTTTTTCTGCAAGTTAGCGGTCATTTGATCTGCAGATAGAGCCGTCTGCTGTTCAATCGCCTGGAATGCGTTCTGAACTTCGCCTTTAAGATTAGCAAACTCTTGTTGCATCATCTCAACAGCTTTTTTCTGCTCCTCATTCATGGTCGTCAAGTTATAGATTATACGACCAGACGCATCTTCCGTAGATTTGGCCTTAGCTTCGTTATTCTTAACGATTGTATTCGTTAATTCATTATCGGACTCTTCAGTTTTCTTGATGTCGTCCTGGAGCTTCTTGACTTCTTCGTTGTATTTTTTCTTAAATTCTGCCTTGGCCCCTTCACGGATTCGCGAGTTACTGAAAGAGCCTTCTTCCACGCTATCAGTTTTTTCGACAAGATCCTGGTACTGTTTCTCAACTTCCTTTATCTTATCCTTGATTTCAAGGCGCTTCTTGGCATTTTCTACCATTTTCTGGTTAGCAGCCTCAATCTCAGCCGATGCTTTGGCAATCTCAATCTGCTTGCGGATCGCGTCCGTGGTCATATTGATTGTGCCCGTGGCCTTGTCGTACTGGATATTCAAGCCCTCAATACGTGAGTTGAGGGTTTCTGCTGCAGACGCAAGTTCTTTCTTCTGACTTGCGGTTTTGTTCTCTACCGCGTTCAGTTCGTCGATCTTCTTGACTAATCGCTCATTGTCCTCGGCTGTAGCTTGGATTTCGTTTCTGCGGTCTTTATAGGCTTCATTGCCTTTGTTGATACTTTCGTGTAAGTCATCGAGGGATTGCTGGAATTCTTTTGCTTTCTCTTTCGCCTTTTTGGTTTCTTCGCTTTCTTGCGTCAACCACGACACCAGGCCAGCGATAGCACCGACAACGATAAATACTCCACCAGATGATAGAGCTGCCAAAGCCCCAGCGAGTCCAGTAGTAGCACCCGTGGCTACAAGTGAGGTACTGGTCAGAGATACCAGGGAAGTGATAAGCGTACCAATTAGGCTACCGATACCCTTGATAATGGATAGCCCCAGCATCGCTCCTTTAAAAAGTAATACCGCAGATACGACACCAGCGAATACTGAGATAAGCGGGTCTAAAACAGGTTTGAGGAAGCCTAATACACTCACTAGTGATTTAACAACTGGAGTGGCACCACGAATGACACCAATAATGATATTAAAGGTGTTATTAATTGCGTCTTTGATACTATCCAAGTGCTTGGCAATACTCTTACCAGTGACAGCCTTGCTCAAGTTGTCAAACTCAGTAATGATATTTGCTATACCTTTTGCCACGGCCAAGATAATATTATTAAATGATGTCTTGATCCCCTCAGAGTTTTTCTTCGCCATTTCAGCAAAGCCGTTAACTCCTTTGTTCAGCTCAACCAGACGCTTACTAAAATCACTAAAAGTTATCTTGCCATCTTGCAAAGCCTTGTAGAGGTCATTTTGTGCCGATGCCCCAGCATAACCAAAAGATTCTGCTGTCTTCTGCAAAGCATAGGACATGGTTTCTTGCAAAGTCTTCCATGATTGCAAGTCAACCTTACCAGATGATAACATCTGAGTATACTGCGTTAAACCACGGCTTGCTTCTTCCGTTGATGCACCAGAAGCAAGAAAGGCATTGTTTAGGGCGATTGTTAACTTCGTAGACTGTTTAAGGTTACCAGTCATTGAGGTTAGCTTTTGAGTCGTAGCTACGACCGTATCAAGAGAAGTTGGTAAGCCCTCAATACCCTCGGCCAGTAGCTTGGTAGATGATGCTACATCTTTTGACGAGTGCCCGAGTGATTTCATCACTTTCGGGAACCGTTGCAAGGTATCGAAGCGGTCAATAGCCTTATCCATTGACTGGCTTACAAGGTTCATCGCAGAGCTGACAGCTTTAAAGGCTACCGCACCGACTGAGAAGTTCTTGATTGCGTCCTTGATCTTGTCAAATTTTGACGCGCTCTTTTCAGCCTGGTCGCCTGTGGTTTTGATGATGTCTTTTAGCTTGACAAAACCGCCCCCACTTTGAGATGCGACTTGCCCGGCTCTATGGGCTAGATCAGCGCTTACCTTGAAGCCATTCCCACCGGTTTTGCTGATTGTGCCAGCTTCCCTAACTTTCTCGGCTGCCTGTTTAAAAGCATCACCGCCAGACTTAGAGAGCGCGCCGGCTTCTTTGATTTTAAAACTTGCTGACTTAAAGCCTTCTCCGCCTGTTTTGGCTTCGTTGCCAGATGCTTTTACTTTTTCTGCCGCTTGCTTGAAGCCATCGCCAGACCTTTGGGCGAGATCAGAACTTTCTTTGACTTTCTCCCCGGCTTGTTTAAAACCAGAGCCAGAGCGTCCAGCTAAATCAGAGCTTTCCTTGATCTTCTCCCCAGCGCGACGAAAGCCGTTACTAGAGGTTTCCGATAGTTTCGCACCCTCGGCCATACGGTCACCGGCACGTTTAAAACCTTGTCCAGCTCTTAAAGCTTTGTCACCAGTAGCCTGGATACCATCTCCGGCACTTTTGACTCCCTGGCCCGATCTTCGAGCTTCGGACTCTAAACGCTTCAAGGCATCTGATAGCTCTGTAAGTTTGCGTCCGTTAACCTGGACGTCAATAACTATCTTTCCATCTGCCATTATTCATCTCCCTCCTTTCCATCTAATCTGTATTTATTCTGTAGCCGTCTCATTTTGGCCTTGTACTCGCTACTATCATTTTTCGAGGGCTTCCAAGACCGTATCTCCACTAATTGAGATACAGCCGTTCCCTCCGGCAAACCGTTGAGTAGCGCGATAAATTCGGGCCAAGTTAACCGGCCTTGTGCTTCAAAGAGGTTGATATTATACGCTTGAACGAAACTAGCGTATATTTCCTGCGCGTCTACTTCAAAATCAATTAAACGGATATCTTCTTCCTCGTCCTTGGCTACCGGCATAGGGTTCCCGTGCCGATCATAAACCACGCGCTCTTTTTTAGTTTTCAAAAAATGCTCGTCGATATATTCCCATACGGCTACTATGTCCTCTGGATTGTCCAAGGCTTCGTCCGTCATCATTAAAACCGCTGTACGCATCTTCTCGAGATTATTCATGACTTCGTTGTCAAACATCTCAAAGACATCAAGCACCAGATCAAAGGAGCAGTCCACCTCATAGGTGCGTCCGTTCACTTCAAAGGAGTTCTGTATAGGCTCATTTAATTTCATGAGCAATCCTCCTTGTTATTTTTTGCTGGTCTTTTTTGTCTTTTTGGCTTTTGCTTTTTTAACAAAGGACTCAGCAACCGCCCCCGATGCCTTAGCCCGTTCTTGGCCTAGACGGTCAAGCTCAGCGCCCAGCAAAGTATCTACCTCATCAAATGCATGATCCAAAGCGTCAAGGTCTGGATAACGTTCATAGAGTTTAGCAAAGGTACCATCACCGAATAGCACATCGTACTTGATCTCCGTCATCTTCTTCTGCATCTTAAAGGCTTCGTCAATAACTTCTTTGTTAACAATTCCCTCTTTAAGATCGTCAAATTCTCCGTTGTTGGAGCGTTCAATCAGCTCTAACTGATACTTGTTAAAGCGTTCTGCGATCTCTTCCTGTAGCGTTGCAAGCCGTGAGATATTTTCTAGTGATGTATCAAACTGCAGTTCGATTTCTCCGATATCGATCGGGATAAAGTTGCGTTTTAATTCGATTGAAATAGACATGTTTTTTCCTCCTTTAATGCACAAAAAAGAGCGCTACCTAAACAGATAGCGCCCAATAATTCGATTAGACGACTGCTGAAATTTTTGGAAGTGAATTATACGAGATTTTGCAAGAAAATTCTTCGTATTCTGCAGCAGCGCCCGAACCAGCTTTGATATCAGATACGGTAGCGATTCCGACTGCTTGGTTCTTACCGTCAGCATCTACGATCTTATGCCATACAAGTCGTTCATTACCGAGTTTGTATTTAAGACCAGCGATGTGCTTCATGGCTGGGTCTTCCTTGTCGTATGTGCCTTTGAATGTGTAAGAGCCTTTAACAGATGTAACAGTAGTCTCTTCTGTACCGTCTCCGTCGTAGTAAGCTACAGAAGTTGTAGCCTCGTCTGTATCGTCTGCGATGTCTTCGATCCATTTCGCAAGTTCCAAATAAGTAGATTTTTCTGGTTCTACTTTTGGATCAGTTACAGGAGCGATGAAATGCCCACGTAGGGCGTTTTTATAACGTGCCATATATTAATTAATTCCTTTCTTTTTTCGGTTGGAAAACCGTAATGTTTGCTTGAATATCTTGTAAATAGATGTAGTAGCCTTGCTCGTCTCTTTCATTCAAAAACGGCATTGCCACTTCTAAATTTTCGAACGCATACGATCTGTTAGCGCTTGGAATGTCTACGAATAAATCCGATAAGGCCTCGTTAACTGCCCATAGACAGGTATTAGCCTTTTCGTGATCTTTCGTTTTAACTGCAATTTCAAACGGTAGAGATACATCTCTGGCTTCGTCCATATAGATCTTATTGATCTTTCCACCAGCTAGTGGATAAACCACAAGGCTCTCGTCTTCGTCTAAATAATCCATACGGGATGTAATAGGGAGATCAAGCGAATTGATAAAAGCATTAAGTCTTTCTAAAAAATCATTTTTAGCGATCATAGTCCTAATACCTCCCTTCCCTTATCTGCCCATTTGTCACCATACATTCCTTTAGCTTTCAAGTCCCACCGTGGGCCTGTACCAGGAGTAGTATACTTGCTGAACTTAAAACTACGATGCTTGTTGTAGGACGATCCGTAAAACTGCGCCCTGGCATAGACTGTGTTATATACAATCTGATTGCCAGAAACATGGCCAGAACCTCGAAGATCACCGTCACGGAGAGGCACGAACCTTTCCATGTCCAACATCGCTTGGTTAGCGATAGCATACTCAGCAACTTTCTTTGCATTCGGACCAAACTTCTTATTAATCCGTCCTAGATCAACTGTGATACTAATTCCCATTAGATCACCTCGATTTCATAAGTAAGTATTCGCTTACTAATCGGGTGTCTGTTTGGAATGATCTTAACGATGATGTACTCTTGATTGTCTACAATCAATTTCCCGTCAATATATGATCTATCAATTTCAAAATTGCAATAGTCTGTATCAATATACAGCACTCCAGCGAATTGGTCCGTGCGGTTCTTACTTTTTCCAGACTTCTGTGATTGGACGTGTGAGGTACTCTCATCAAAACGGCAAGGATCGATATATAGATCGCCGCCGAATGTTTCTTTCCCCCACTCATCAATACCAACACGCTTTTTAATGATTGCTGTATCAACTAACATTCGCTTATCTATCATAAGACACCCCACTATAGCCAAAACCAGCCACTTTGAGCCAGTTTTCAGCATCAAGAGAGAGATTATACTGCGAACCTTTTGAAATACTCTGAGAGCCACTTTGATAGCTTACTGTGGTTCGTCCAACAGTCACGCTAGATAGAGATTGTTTCTCTTCTGCTGTAGCAATTCCAGAGCGATCTAAGTAGTAAATCTGATAAGCGACAGCGTTCTTTACTGCTTCTTTGCGTAGTTTAAAATCACTTTCGAAGTCTTTGTAAGCATAAAAATTGTGAATGTACAGGTTTACAGTCATTTCTGCCCGTTTGTACAATTCATCGTATTTGTCTGTTTCGTCAAAGCCTAATTTAAGATATTCTGGATAGGTTAAGTAATCCATATTCTCACCTCTTCTATAAATAAAAGAGGTTGGATTATGCCTCAACCTCTTCCGTTTCTGTAGTTTCTGTTTCTGCTTTCTTCTTGCGACTGCGTTTTGGTTTCTGTTCCCCAGCTTCTGTCACTTCGATCAGTACAGTTTCGCCAGGGAATACATCTGCCAACTTTTCGATTAATTCTTTAGCTGTCGCGTCATCAAGTTCCACGACATCACTTTCTAACACTGTGATATCAAGATCTTGGAAGAAAACATTTTTAGTTGTTTTAAAAAGTGCCAATAGCTACCCCCTTTTAAACGACTGTACCAGTTACCTTAACAATCGCTTTCTTGTTATCTTCGAGTGCATACGTACCACCTTTAGCAGCAGCTTGCAATTTAACACCGTCGAAGTCTTCTGCCTCTACTGTACGAGCAGTAGAGATACCTACGAATGGAATGATAGTTCCATCTGGTACGAAGTAAGCGACATCACCAGATTCAAAGTATTGTTCTGGTGTTTCTACAAGAGCAAAACCTTTGTATCTAGCAAGACCATTTTCATCAATAGATACGCTTGATCCTTTAGCAGAAGTGTTTGCAGTCATATCTACGATTGCATTGAACAATTCAGTGCGTAGGTACAATGTAACAGGAGCGATCACTTCGTTGTTGCTGTAGTATGCTTTGATCTTGTTAACCAAAGTACGTACAGTAGCTTCTTGCATATCTGTGAGGGCTTCTGTTTTACCTGCAGCAGTTGACAAGAATTTACCGATACGTTTGTTCATTCCGCGAGTTTGAGCTTCTGCATTGAGTTTCAAACGATCAGCAATTGCAGCCTCAATATTATTGTTGACTGTGTAACGGTCGATACCTTCGTGGATTGCAAGAGTGTAGTCGTAAGGTACATCTGTGTTAGTGTACTTGATTTCTTTCAACTCACCAAAACGAGATTTACCAGCACCAGTTCCAAAACCGCCGTCGTTAGCATCGGTTGAGTATTCACCCATTACGACAGGAGTTCCATTGGTTTTAACTGAAAATGCAGTAGCGTTTTCTTGTACACCGTCCAAAATTTGGATAGGAGACAAAGCGTTGATAAATGCTGCATTCACTCCGAATACAGTAGCGAGCATATCACGATATTGTTTCTCGTAGCGAGCAGCAGCTAAGTTGTTATTTGGCATAGATTATGTTCCTTTCTTATTTTTTCTTGCCATACGAGGCGATAATAGCCTCAAAAGGATCAACCTTGCCCTCTTCTTTAACCGATGGTGTGCCACCGACTGAGAAGCTGGGTTTAGGTTCTTCCTTGGGTTCTTCGGGTACATTCCCGAATTGTGGATATTTAGCAAGGACTTCTGCGATCGCATCATTAATTGTCACATCATCAGTCACCTTGCTTTGAGCCAGTGCAATGACATCATCGACAGCATCAGAGCGTACACCAAGCGTAAGAGCTGCATACTTAGCAGTCAGTTGTTGGTTTTCCAAGCGCATCGCTTCAAGTTGCTTTTCCTTGTCAGCTATCGCCTCAGATTGTTTCTCTGCTTCTGTCTTCTGTGAGTCTTTCCACTCTCTCAACTGTTCAAAGCCTTCTTTAGCACTCTTGACATCTTCAAATCCCAGGCTTTTAAAGATTTTCTCCTGTGCCTTTTTGGCTTCTTTGGCTACCAATCCATTTACTTCCTCTTGTGTAAATGTCTTAGCTTCCTCTTTTGCAACTTCGGCAGTTGCCGCCTCTCCAGCATTAACAGGCTGGTCTGTTGTTTGGATTTCTTCGGACATTACTTGCCCCTCCTAAATTGTGATCTTCCATTCTTTAGCGACTGTGGATAAAGTCGTAAGCGCCCAGCGGGTAACGATCCCGCAAGAGGTAAGAAATAAGGAGGAAACAACCTCTTATCCAAAAATGAGCGCAAAATAAAAACCGCATGAATTCTCATACGGTTCCTTATAACAATTAAGTAGCAGTCTATTCCTGCTAGTCAAGATGCTGGATCACCTCCTATTTTAAAGCATAATAAAAGCGCCTAGATCATTCTAAGCGCTAATTATTTACAAAGCTAGACCGCGTTTTTTCAGTTCATCCATGACAAGAACTTCATCTTCTGGAGAAACCCATGTGAAACGCAAGCGAGCGAGTTCTTCGTCAGTCATTTCAGAAGGAATTAAGGGGGCAGGCTTTTTGAGATTCCAGCTACTTACTTCTTTTAATGCTTCTTCCAAATTCATAGGCTTTACTCCTTTCTTAGATTCATTTCAATGGTAATATTATCCCCTTTTCGTTTCATGTTAATTATATCATATTTCGAACCTTTTGGAAGGATAATCTCGCTCTCTCTATCGTTATCGGTGAAATAAATTTCAGTATTTTTAGGAATGTTGATAATGGTTTTAATAGGTCTATCCTTAAAGAAATTGTATTTAGGAATATAACTAGTAGATGTATAGCCATCATTGTCGAAAGTAGCTTGTCCAGAATTAAGAGCAGACTCAATGCTATCATGCTTTTCCAAAAGACTAGCGTTCTTTCTAAGGATAGAATTAAAATACCCCTCATCGTCAAATCTATTGACTTTGATATTTTTTAGAACTCTATTTCTCTTGATAACCCCATCCAATGTATTGACTATATTCTGATACTCAGACGGCATTACATTTTTATCTCTCAAGTATTTATTGATAGCAAAACTATGAGGTGTACCAATATATCCCAAACCTTGAGGATTCTCATCTGCATAAATAACCTTACGCTCTGCTTTAGTGATTTTTCCTCCAACCTTTTTGAAAGCTGGAATCTCATCATCTTTGATGTAATGATGTTCTGCCAGCTTCTTTCTAAGTTGAGCGGTTTTCTTAGCATCTGTATATGGACCTTTGTAGTATTTTTCTCTCGCATAATCACGATGAAGAAACGGCTTATCTTTAAGAAAATCACGCATAGCACCTTGCTGAGTGCGTATCTTACTCTTGTACTTATCTATAAGATCCTTATCACCTAACTTATTGGCAATATCTAATTTTTCTTTACTGTCTCTTATAGACCGTTCTAATGCCCTTTGTTTAGCCTGTACATTAGCATTTCTAATTGCATCTTCTGGTGTAATGTTTTTAACATCATCGCCCAAATCCGGCATGTCATTGATGCCGATTACAAAAGGTGTCAGATAGTGTCCGCAGTTGATACCAAGACAGCCTGCTGGTGTACCGTAGCCATGATCTGCCAGCGACAGAACACTATAGCCACCCTCTTCCCTCGCTTCACCATACGTTACAATATGATGCTGCAGAGGAGCGCAAGCCTCTCTCGCAGTTGCTTTCTTTGAGTAGTAAAAGGTATCAATACCCAGCTCGTCCGCTGGTTGTGTGCGCATCTGGCGGTATACCCTACGTGTCGTAGTTTTAACAACTGTACGTGCGTAGTTGTCAATGCGCCAGTTCTTCCCTCCTCGGTCTTTAAACCCTCTAAATCCGACTTCCTGCCATTTCATGACAGTTTCAGCAATCGCCTTGTCTGGTGTGGCAACACCAGTCGCAACTTTAGCAACCGTCTCCTTGGCGATGTTACGATAAACCTCGTTAACAACATTTGGCAGTGTTGTATTGATTAGGTTATTAATGTCACCGCTCGCTTGCTCTAAATAGGCTTCTAGTTGTTTCTGTACATGGCTTGTATCAAAATGAGGGTCTTTATTCAGATCCTCCAATAGTTGGCTCTTGGTGTCCGTGTATATCTTTAGGCCTTCACCCTCAATGACATTTCTTAGTTGCTCTTCCGTGATATCCGTATACTTAGATATTACTTTAAGATTGTGTTCGTTGAGCGCGTGCATCTGATTGAGTTTCTCTAGTTGCCAGATGTAAGGATTGTCTGTGAGCGATGTTGTCCCGCGCTCCAGAAGCCTATCTACCATCTGCTCAAAGAGTTCGACAGTTAACTTATGATAGAGATCAGCAAGACGACTCGATCCAAGTTCTAACTGTTCGTCATTAAATTGTATCGGCAGCCTCTTGCTCATTCCTTATCATTCTCCGTAAATTTCAATGTCTGTTGTATCACGCTCAGAATTGGCAGTAGCCATCGTTTCGTTGTTGATACGTTGTACCATTTGTCCAGCTTCTTCCTCTGTCAACTTCAAAGCGCGTTGAATTGCTGTCTTACGATCAACCAGGCCACTTGCAAGAGCTTTCGTCCAGTATTCCAACTCATTGTTGCGGTCGGTAAAGACACCATCGTCCAGATTAACACTGATCTGCTCCATCTCTGGAATAGGACCGTTGTAAAAATCGTAGAGTGATCCGAGTTCACAAATCGAAATAACCAACTCTTTCAAAGACTGCTCGACCAAAGACACAAGACTATTGCGCATTTGGTAAGTGTCTGAGTTTTCACTTACGATTTCTGTCGCGGTCTTCATGCTCTTGCCGTCAAAACTAAACATACCAGCAGATACACCAATCTGCATTTCAAAGAGTGACAACCCCTCGTTGATAGCTTTAATGTAGTCCTCTGACCGGATAGGAGTCGTTAGGTCTGTGATGTTAATAGATCCGTCAAGGCTCCCTGTATCAAACTTCTCGTATACATTTTGATTAGGATCAAACTTGCGTGTGACTGTGACTTTCTCATTGCGTGAGTTAAACTCTGTACGTACTGTCTGTTCTGGAACTGCTACCCTACGCTGTCCCATCTTGACCTCCCACTTGAATTCGTCATAAGTGGTGTTGATAAAGTCGATTGTACTCTTAGCATTATCAAAGATAGACAGGCCTAAAGGACTGTTAATGTCTTTGTTATTCATGCCAGCAGTCTTTAAGTAAGTGAATAGCGGACGACTCAACCCTTTAATTGTCGTTGTTTCATCTAACTCCTCGTAGAGTTCAGACAATGGCACACGATCACCCACTCGATCCTTAACCTCTGATCTGTAGAGTTCATTAGTGATTGTATATTCCTCTTCATTCTTCCACTCATGGAATTCAATCAAAGTATAATATACATTCTTTTGTCCCTCTGACTTGATTGTTTTGGTAACAATAGCAGCACTCGATACATCTTGCGTATTAGATCGCATAGGCAAGAATACAGGAGCTTGTACGAATGCAATTTTGATTTTATCACCATCAACATAAGGCCGCATGGCAAGTCCACCCAGGGCAAGACAGCTCTCAAAATAACGCTCGAAGTTCTTATTAAAGCGGTCGTTCAGCAACACGCTTTGCACGTACTCGTTAGCATCACTTACAGTTTCATCTACTGTGATTGTAGCCTGTTCATTATATACAAGGCTTGCAATCTTCTTTGCTGCAGTCCGTCCGATTGGTAAGTGATTGAATGGTCGTTTAACCATGTCGCCATTTGTATTCATGAACTCCACATCATCCCACTTGGACTGATAATATCGTAGATTGCGCATAATGCGTTTGTATTCTTCCTGGCTTACTGCAATTCGTGGGTGTTCCGTGATATTGCCTAGCGATTGTTGTTGCATCGCATACTGTCCTCTCTTAAATATATTTACTATTCGTTGTATAATTCCCATTTAAATTAAACCTTTAAATTTAGATAACGTGCGTTATCAATTACAAAATATTGTAGAGCATCACACGTATGGTCATCTTCCTTAATAACTTTAGGATCATCATTCATGATTGACTTTTCTTCCCACTGGTATTTTTTATGTTCCTCAATAAAATACTTCAGATTGTTTACCGTTTTTAAATAAAAAAAGCGACCCTCTGCTAGAAGCGACTGCACAAACTCAGTCATGACGATTTTCTTTTTCTTAGCTACCGGATGCCAGCGCTCTCCAAAGTCTTCGAAATATTGATTACGCAACGCGCCCTCGGCACTATCTATCGTCATATTGAGAATAGGAGCGTTTGGGAATTGCTTCGCTTGCTCTGTCACAAAATAATGCAAGTCTTTAGATAGCGTGCTTGGAGCTTTCTTGTGTGTCTTACCCGCTGGACTGTAGTAGTAGTTATCAATTAGATAAACCTTATCAGCACTTGTCATAACTAAATGCAAGCACGTCGTAGCAGATTGTTGATGTCCGCTATCAACTGCAAAGAATTGACCGATAACACGTTCATCACTTGGTACTTCTGTAGTTGGCCTAAACAGCTCCATGTTATACACGTTTGTACCAAGTCCAACCGGCTCTCCCAGGTAGATGTATCTGTAGTAGTCGTAGTCATTCTCTTTAATGCGTTCGATATCTTCCAGCATTTGCTCCGTGACAAAGCCTAGTTTATCATCTAAATAAGACGACGAATGCACAAGATAATTCTCGTTATTCTTCAGTTCTTCTGCCCACTCATTGATCCAGCTATATGGATTTCGTGGCGGGTTGTACGACCAAAAGAACTTCACAAAGTCAATATCTGGATGCTTCTGTCTCATAAAGGTCACATTTGACTGGTCAAAATCTTCTTTGTTACTAAATTCCGCAGCTTCCTCATACCAGACCGCTATAATATCCCCTATGTCATTCGATTTCAACTTCTGAAAGTCGTCTTGACCGTAGAAATAGAAGCAAGACCCTGTGACTGAGTCTTGTATCTTAAAAGGCGATACAGTAGCCTTGAACCGTCCGGATAACCCAAATTTATTCAAAGCCCATTGTATTTTTAGAAATACACTATCCCGAATAGTGTTACCAACTTTACGAATAACGACCACATTCGCTTTTTTACCAGCTGTTAAGAAAGGTATCATCATATAAACCAGTAATAAGGCCATTACTGAAGACTTGAAAGAGTTCCGTCCACCTTTCAGAATGTTGTAAGGCTTGCTAGTTGTCCAGACGCTTTTAAAATGAGGATTGATGTTTTTCTGGATCTTAACTTCCATCTTTTGCCCACTCGTCTATAATTGTGATATTCAAATCTGAAACCACACCTTGCTCCATCTGCGCTCTCAATTTCTCTATTTCGAGTTCCAATTTTTCTGCTTGTTTAGCGGTGGGATATCGTTTCAGTAATTCTTGAATTGCTTTGATAACCGTTGCGTTATCGGCTTTTTTGGTAAGCCTGCGAACCTCACCAGTTGTAGGGTCCATCAGCAAGACTTCCTCGTCACGCTTCCCTCTCGCAATGTCAGACAGGATGCTTAGAGCTTCTTCTGCGCTCATGATGTTCTTAGCTTGCAATTCAGCCATCTTTTCGTCCAGATAGGCCTTGACTTCAAGTTTTTTCAAGTTTTGGCCAGCTATCCTACCAGCAGTCTTTTCGCTATACCCAGCCTTGATTGCTGCTTGAGTGGCATTACCAGAGATGATGTACTCATCTACGAATCGTTGTTGTCTCATTGACAATTTGGCGATTTTCCATCACCCCTTTCCAAAACAAAATAAAAAAGCCGACCAGTGCCGACTCTTTCGAGATTAAAAAATAAGGAGACTTTACAATGATTTTAACTAACCGTTAATGGTTTTTAACCTCAATAACATAATACCACTTTAAAAGTCCCAAAAAGTTTTAAAGGTCTCATATTTTAGCTTCAAGGTGTTCAATTGCAGACTTTTTTACACGATGGAAAGTTGTTCTCGAACAATTGACCTTCCGCATCACTTCAAAACGACTGCAACCATTGATATAATACCAGCGCATGACGACATTTTCAAGCGGATCTTCCAGGGATTCAATTGCTTGTGCAGTTTCATTACGTTCATTCCAAAGTTTTTCCATTTCTTTGTCAATTCGTTCGGATTCTGTGATAATTCGGACGTTTAAATCTTCCGTTTTGTTGCCTTGCTTGCTGCCTTTCGGCTCATCCGAATAGATCTGCGCTTTCTGAACCGTAGCACGCAAAGCAATTCGTTCTTGTCGCAGTGAGTTTAGTTTTGTATCAAAATATTTAAGATTGTTCAAGCGTGTTTTAATGTTCATCCACCCACTCCGTTTCTCTCTGCCACCTCTTTCAATTCCTCCGCACGTTGCCGTTCCCGCATCTGGTACTCGCTGTTTAACTTGTTTAAAATAACATCCTGCGCATTATTTTGTTCTGCCAACCGCTGGATGGACAGTTCATGCTCCTGCACCGTCCATTCCAGATCACTGACTTTATTATTTAACTCATTGATCCGTGAGTTCAAGTTGATACACACGATCATAAATACCAGCGATATTGAGCCGAGGATCATATAAAATAGTTTAGTCATGTTTCCCCTTTCTGCTTTTGAACGCAATCACACCAGCCCAGATCAAGCCAGAGATCCAGACTGCTGCGAATAGTAAATAAATAAAGTTTTGCAAGTCCATTATTCCTCCTCGACATCGTATACTACGTAAGAAATTAGCTCGTTTGGATTGACATATAACCCCTTAACACGCATTAAATGCCCGTTGTTAAATTGACTAGCCAATCTATCCAAGTCATCCCAACTACATCCATGTGCTTCAAACTTACGACCATTTTTTAAATAAAATACAATTGTCATTCTTCCACCTCTAACTCCAACAATTCGGGATTTTGATATACATTCCCGATAATTTTAAAGTGATAATAAGAGAGATAAAGTGGTTTCCACTCGGTCTTTCTGTTTTGTAACTCGTCTACAAACTCGTAAATAAAACTAGCATAAGAACCATGCCATTTAACAATGACTTTTCTGCCGTTATAATCAAGGATATCTTTTTCAAAAATCTCCTTGCCGTTTTTATCAAATAGTCCTGTGGATTGCATGAGGTTGACATCATCAAAGTTTATGAAATTTGTTTCACCAAATTCCCAATGCTCACCGACTAAAACGCTTTTCTTAAAATCTATCAAGGAGACATCTAGCATTGTTTGTGTTTCTTTGTCCCACGCTCTATACTTTGGAATCATTCTTCCACCTCTTCCACTTCTACGAGTGGGCTATCTAGTAGCCACCCGATTCCTTTTAGATTTAATTCGTCGATCGTGAACGACTGCTTGAATTTTAATTTGTAGCGTCGATCATCATCGAGCTCGATCATGTATGCTTTCGTTGTTTTGTTGAATCGCTTTGAGTTACAAAGCAAGCTCCGCAAGGACTCGATCTTTCGGCCCGTTTGTTCCGCGATCTCTTCCATCGTGCCAAACGCGAGCAACGTATCGTCTTTATAATAAGCGAACGTGCGGACTTTCATTTCAGATCCCAATAGTTCCACGTCCGAGATCCCGAAATAATCGCATATTGCCTCGATTCCTGTACTATCAGGTACGCGATCACCTCTTAACCAATAATCGATTGTGTTATAGGACCAGCCCAGCTTCCTTGAAAGCTGTGTTTTCGTGACTCCTTTTTCGTCCATCAAGCGCCTAAGGTTCTTTTTCAACTCCTCGCGCTGTTTTGGATCATATTTTACGTATCCCATAGTCAATCTTCTTTCTTTCTGACTGATATCTCGTACAATTGCTTACCGATCGGTATCGTGTAATTGATTTCATTCAATTTTTTATCATTTTGTAATTCTTTCACGAGCCCAGCACATATAGCCCCGAGCGATAATTGCACGTCTAATTTGTTGTATTTTTCCTTTTCCATCTCTGCCAGAACTTCGTAGTACGTTTTTTCTTTCATACTTTCACTCCTTCCGCCTGTTTCTCGAGCCATTCAAACAAAAGCCCGAATTGCTTTACGACTAGATCGTCGTCATTGTACTTTTTGCAGATCTCAGCGATCGCGTCCACGGTCCAAAACCAGTAACGCTCACTTCCAAAACCGAGGCTTTGCGCGACTTGGTTATTCCTAGCCATAAAGTCCGGGAGCTCGACGCTAAAGAAATGTATATAATTCATCGTCCCATTCCTCCACTCTGACATAGATCCCCACGACCTCTGACCAAAACTTCTCAGCAATCTCGCTTGCGACCTGTGCGTCGTCATTCCAAAAGCCGAGCTTGGTCATACAATCTTTAAATAACTTTTGAAGATTGTCCGTGTCTGGTTTGGTTGTCTTGTACTGCCCAGTTCGTATTCCTTTTATCATCGGAAAGCACCATTTGACTGTGAGCCGGATCGGACCTTTCAATTTATCTGGTGGTACATGACGCGCAAGTAAACTTTCAAATTTTGCTCGAGCATTTTTCAGCTCCTCTGGTTCGTAGAAAATCGGCTTGCCATTTCTCACGTTTACTTTTTTTTGCTGGTGCGTTGTTGTTGGAATTTTCTCCATCGGCAAAAAGAACTCAATCATTTTTCGCCACCTCGTTCCCGATAGTCGATACCGGTCCATTTTCCAGTCGTTGCGTCATAGGTAATATATCCCGCTGTTCTCAGTTGGTCCATCACAAAGTTTAAGAGAGTCGGCTGCTTCGCGATCCATTTCAAAACTTCTGAATCTGAATACCAAAAATCTTGACCCGGTAACGTGTGATAAAGTGGTGGCATTTTTTTACCGATATCTAAATTGACCGAATATGTTTTTTTCTTTCGTGCCATAGTTTTTTACCTTTTTTTATTTTGCACTTTCTTTTTACTTTTTCTTTTTACTTACCACGCTCTCGCGCTAAGTCCAAGTTAGGGGACAGGGTTACAGGGTTACAGGGGGCGGGAGCAAAGCCCCCCTGTTCCTGTTCCTGTTCCCCTTGGACCTCAGGGACATTTTCCTAAATATCTCTCCTCAAAGAGGGAGATATTCTGTCCCTCGTTTTGTCCCTGACATTCTCGGGTTTGTCCCTATAGCCTCAAACACGCATGGTTGTGCGATTCCTCAGGGACATTTTCGGGTTTGTCCTTGTCCCTAGAGACACTTCAGGGACATAGGGACAACTTCGGGTTTGTCCCTCAGGGACAGGGACATTCCCGAAGTTGTCCCTCGGGTTTGTCCCTCGGGTTTGTCCTTGTCCCTAATTTGTCCCTGACTCATTTTTAGGTAAAATTTGATTATTTTTAACTTCAAAATCACCATTATTTTTCACCCATCTTCGGATTGTTTTTTCACTAACTGGCCTATCTTCTGTTGAAAAATATTCCACTATTTCGCTCAATTCGACGGGGTTGATTCCGTCAAACAATACGTCCATAGCGGTTGTGAATTTTTCATCAGCAGTTTTCTTTTTCGATTCATTGCCTTTTTTGCTATCTAGGTTCTTTTTCCAATTAGGAGTTGTTTCGTCTAATTGGATATCTGCGAGAACTCCCGAATCGTCCAGAAAATGTACTGGATAGCTAAACCACATATTGATCGTTTTGAACTTGGCAAACTCCCGAAGAGTGCCTTCCACGCGCCACGCCGTCGATATTTCAATCGCTCGACGGGCTTCCTCGATCTTCTCAGTCCACGGCTTACGATCGAGCACGTTTGGAATTGCGTGTTCGAAGTGCGTTCTCATGACGCTTGCGCTTTGGAGATCATCAAGGCTTACGTTGTCTTGGTAATAGTCAATGTTTGCTGCTCGAATCGCTTCCTTATAAATTCGTGTGGCTGTGTGGTTGATTCGTTGCGCGTATAGCTCCTCTGTGACGTCGAGCTCCACTAAGTCGATCAACGCGTCCGGATCTCGAGCGAATACGCCCGAACCGCTGGCCCGGTCCATTGATTTTTTGCCCCCTTGAGTGCCTTTGCTGTGGTGGTGGCAATAGATCACCGAGCACCCTAACTCTGTAGCGACCTTGTCGAACTGATTCGTAAAGTGTGCCATCTGGTCCGCGCTGTTTTCGTCACCCGTAAGGACTTTATAGATCGGGTCAATGATAACCGCTATATAGTTCTTTTTGAGCGATCGGCGGATCAGCTTCGGCGCGAGCTTGTCCATAGGGACCGTTTTTCCGCGCAAGTTCCAGATATCAATATTTTGGAGATTGTTCGGCTGAAGCCCCATTGCTTCGTACACGTCGCGGAATCTGTGCAAACATGACGCACGGTCTAACTCGAGATTGACATATAGGACCTTGCCTTGTGTGCAGTTCCACTCGAGCCATTTCTTGCCCTCTGCGATTGCGATTGACATTTCGATCAAGCTGAAGGACTTACCGGCTTTTGACGGCCCAGCAATCAGCATTTTGTGCCCTTGGCGAAGGACGCCTTCGATCAGCTCGGGCGCAAGCTCTGGGAGATTGTCCCAGCTATCGCCCAGCCCTTCCGGATCTGGAAGATCGTCGTTAAGATCCTCGATATACTGGTACCACTCTTCCCAGTTGCGCTTACCGATATTTGTATCAACTAAGAATTGCTTCTGGCCGTTTCGCTCAAAACCGGGCATACGGGACAAGCGCGACGGATTGCGGTTTTGCGTATCGACTGATATTCCGTTCTTTTGACATATCTTATATAAATAGTCAACGCGCTTTCTGTACTCCTCATAGTTGCCAGCGTCCACTTTCACGATAGCGTGTAAAGACTTGTTCCCACTATAGACAAGGGCCACGATCGGCAATTCAAGCTCTTTATAAATAGCGTTTTGTTTCTCAACGCTCATGCTGTCCGATTCGACCAGCGCGTACCGATAATCAGTCACGTTCTCGTTTTTGGCTCCCTTGCCGTCTAACGGATTGAATCGGATCCACGCGCCAGCTTCCTTGTGATAGTCACCGAGGACCGCCCCTATATCGCCGTTACACTTGGAAAGTTGCTCGATCAGTTGCCCTGCTGTCCGGTCATAGGCTCCCTTGGTTGGAAGCCATTTTTCTATTTCGCCCGTCTCGTCGTTTACCTTTGGATATGACTCGGTAACGTAACCGACATTCTCAGACGATTCAAACAAGGCCTCGAGGTATTTAATAATCTCTTGTACTGGATTCCAGTTTGTAGGCTCATGAATCTCTTTCCCCTCGATCCAGCTCTTATCAATCAAGCGATAGTCCCGATCGATCGTATCGTTCCAATCGAGCTCGTGGGCTCCCTCGCTATCGCTTGAGTATGGATTGACCCAGCCGTGATCTTTCGCGAGTTGTACGATTGTACCGCCCGTAACAATGGAACCCGCTTCCTCGTTGAAGGTGTCCCATTTCTTGAAACATTCAAATTTACGATACCGGGCCGGATCGCGTAAGGACCATTCGTCCCAGTCAAAAGCCGTGTACCCCTCATGCTTTAAGGCCATTCCGACGTTTACCCACTCTTGATAAGATAAAATCGAGGGGTCTATATGGTCTAACAATGGTAATAAGTCAAATTCTCTTTCGTTATTCATTAAACCCCTCTATTTCTTTTTTAGTTTTCTTTCTTTGTTGCTGCAATTCCGAGGCTCAATCCCAATAATCCAATAAGGCTGATCGCGATTCCGAAATCTGATCCCGTATTAGGAAGTGTAGCTGGTGCGCTGTACGCTTCGACAACTTCTTCAGATTCGTTTCGCGTGTTTTGCGCGTGATTTTCCACGCGATTAACGATTTTCACTTCTTCGACTTTTGGTGTTTCTTTAGGTGCTGGCGTTTTTGGCTTGTCAGTTGTTTCGCTTGGTGTGTTTGGCTTGTCTTGTTTTGGCTCTGGAATATCGATCACTAGTTCCGGCTTATCCAAGTCGGGAGCCGGTGGAAGTAGCGGAATATCTTCAATATTGATCTCTGGTTTTTCCAAGATCGGAGCGTCGAACGGTACGACCCCGCCTTCCCATTCGGGCTTGTCAAGTTGCGGTGCGTCAAACGGTGTTGTACCGCCTGTCCATTCCGGCTTATCTAAAACCGGAGCCGGAGGCATAAGCGGGATATCGTTTAAATCGATTGACGGTTTATCATAGACTGGCGCTTCGTTGGGGATCTCAAAGACTGGATCGGGTTTATTTTCTCCGGACGCGTCCCCCTTGCCTCCGACAAGTTGCACATAGCTATAAGAAACGGCGCCCGAATCTTCGGCTTTAAGTTCAACTTTATTTGTTGGGTTTACGCTATCTTTAACCGCGCTTGTTAGTTTAGTCTTATAGTTTAAATAGATCATACGATCAAGACGATCCATCTTGATCTCGAAGCCGTGATCTGACTTACTAATTGACTTAACAAGATCCATAGCGGAGCCTTTGTCGATCCATGGATCTACGCTTTCGATATTCTTGATTTCAAAATAATCATCGACTAACTTTTGATTTTCGCTCATTTCATCGATGATTTTGACGTAGTTCAAAACCTTTCTCGCGTAATTAAGGCGAATTGTCCAATTAATAACGCTTGGATCGTTTTCATCTTGCGATCCCCACTTCGAAATTAATTCATCTTTACCGATCACTTGTTCAGCGCCGATATTGGCCGTTACTAGTGTCCCATCGAAATTTACTGTCACGGGCTTGCCACTTTGGACCTTATCGGTCCATTTTGCGTCCATTTTGAGGCTCATTTGCTTGTTTAGGGGGTGGTTTTTGAAATAGTCGTTGAAAACTGTCGTAACAGTCCCGGCTGTGCTGTCCGCGGTAGCTTGACCGACGACGGCATTTTCTGGGTTGTGTACGTCGAAAGTGAAGCTCGTTTGAAAAGCTACTTCTTCCGGAAGCGTGAACGTTACTTTGTCCCCTTCGTTGATTGTGAGATCGTCGGGGAAGTGTACGTTCTTATATTCCACGCTAAAGGGTTGATACTTCCCTGTACCGTTTGACTGATCGACAACGACTTTTGGGTTTTTGACTTCGATCATATTCCCGCTCTTTTCAAAACTTGTTGGAAGTCCTTCTCGTTCGTTATTCTTAGCTTCAGCGCTTCCTGCTCCCGCGTCATTGTTAGAATCTGCTGGTTGATCTGTTTTCGTTGCTGGAATAGCTGATTCAGCTCCGTTTGCTTCTCCGCTTTGGTTCGTTGCAATTGTTGTTGTCTCTGGCGTGATTCCTCGATCAGACTCATCGGCATTTACTCCCTTAATTCCAAGTGTAGCTGTCGCAATAGTAGCGACTGTCAAAAGTGTTAATTTGTTAGTTTTCATTGTTTTTTCTCCTTTTTTTAGTTCGGCAAGTATTCGCTTGCTCTGATTCCGTGTGGTATTCTCCAACCGTTCGCTGCGATACGGTCAATCATATTTCTTGCGCTCTCAAAATTCCACATTCCGACATTCCGGAATCCTCGGCTTTCAAGGAAGCGGATCTGCTTCGGTGTCGAAAGTCCTTCGTTTCTGCGCTTATTCAAACGGTCAAGCAATAAATTTGCTTTCCCGGCATTGCCCACTTCATCGGTAAAGATACCGTACTTCTCAAGGGCCTTGAGTTGTTTATCAGACGGCGGGGCCATTTCCCAGCCAAAATTAGGGACATAACTCGAAAGATCTTCCGCATGGATAGACATTTCAAACTGAAGCGGATCGACGAGCTTCCTCTTGCGTTTCCGCATTTCTGCGAGCTGTTTCGCAAGTGCTTCTTCACGTTCTGCCACAACGTCTTCCGCGCTCTTAACTTCCATCTGCTCAAGATCAATCACGACGCCCGTTTCTTCTTCCATGTTTTCAACCATTTTTTTAGTCACTTCGGGGCTCTCACAAATTAAGTGAGCCGGCCGACAAAGCTCATGACGTTCGGTGTGCCATAAGAAATCGAGAAGAAGGAGCTCTTCTTTTCCGGGGAAAAGACGCGTCCCACGTCCCACCATTTGAGAATAGAGCGCGCGGACTTTTGTCGGACGTAACACGACCACACAATCAACCGACGGACAATCCCAGCCCTCAGTTAGTAACATTGAATTGCATAGAACGTTATAACGGCCCTTTTCAAAGTCTTCGAGCACTTCGGCCCGATCTTTCGATTCGCCGTTTACTTCCGCTGCTTTAAATCCTCGCTCGTTTAAGATATCGCGGAATTTTTGGCTTGTCTTTACCAACGGAAGAAAGACGACTGTTTTCTTATCCTTGCAATACTTGGCCATTTCGTCCGCAATCTGTACCAGGTACGGATCGAGTGCCGTTCCGACGTCGCTCGCTTTAAAATCACCCGCGGACATTGACACGCTCGAGAGATCGAGATCAATCGGAATCGTTAAGGCTTTAATTTTGGACAGATAGCCTTCTTTGATAGCCTGTACGAGTGAATATTCGTAAGCTAGACTGTCGAAGTATGAGCCGAGATTCTTCATATCCCCCCGGTCCGGTGTAGCCGTCACCCCGAGGACTTCCGCGCCTTCGAAATAGCCCAGCACTTTTTGATACCCTTCGGATATCGCATGGTGCGCCTCATCGACCACAATCACGTCGAACCAATCGGGCGGGAATTGACTTAAACGCTTTTCCCGTTGCATTGTCTGAACCGACCCGACAACGACACGATACCATGAACCTATGGACGTACTTTCAGCCTTTTCTAGCGCTGTACCGAGGCCCGTTGCGGTCTTGAGCTTGTCGCTTGCTTGATCTAACAATTCAGATCTGTGAGCGAGCACTAAAACGCGCTTCCCTTCTCGGACTTGATCTTCGATGATTTTTGAGAATACGACGGTTTTCCCCGTCCCAGTCGGGAGGACTAGAAGAGTACGTTTTCGACCTTCTGCCCATTCCTTCTGGACGGCTTCCCGTGCTTCTTGTTGGTAGGGTCTTAACTCCATACTTTAGAACCTCCTATATTAGAACGGCCCTCCTGTGAAGCCTCCCTGTGGTTGTGCTGGTTGTTGTGGCTGTTGATACTGTGGCGCTGGTTGTTGGTACGCTGGGGCTTGTTGTCCCGGTTGCGTGTTCAATACTTTCGTATAGTCCACGTCTTCGGCGTAAATCATACCTTTTACTTCGTTGTATTTGTTGCCGTTGTATTCGCGAGATCCAACCTTACACACTCCGACTTTTCCGATGATCGCGTTCCAGTCCATACGAAGGGGCTCACCTTTACGTTTTTGCCCGATAGCACCAAAGAACGCTGAAAGCATACCTTCCGTTGAGCTATGTAAGAATAGGTTGTGGCGCAATTCTGTTTCGCCTTCGTTTGCTACGATGGTAAGGTGTACTGTCGCTTTTGGACAAGCTGGCAACTTGCCGGGGTTTTGAGGGTTCGGCGTGTGACGTCCGCGCTCGTATTCTTTTACTGTGAACCAGTATAGGCCGTCTGGTAGAAGGACAAATTCCGAGTCCTTTTGGAGCGTGTCGTTCCAGTCAAGTTCGCGTTCAAAGTTATTGTTAAATTGTTGTTGTGTCATGATAATTTTCTCCTTTAAGCTAAAATAGTAATTTTTTCGTTGCTAGCAAGTTCATTTTTTAAATAATTTGCGATGCTTTCGACGGCTTCTAATTTCCATTTACCACCATCTGCCTCGAAGAGAGCAAGGTTCGCCAATTTGTTGATTCGGAAGATGAATTGACTAGCAGGCTGCTCTACTTCATTAAAAGTACGATATGGTCGCAAGGTTACTGGATTTGGAGTCTTAGCTTGTGCTAGACTTGCTACACCATCGCGAATTGTCGCCATCTGACTGATACCATTGTCCTGTACTTCTGCGCCTTTTTCGATTTTTAAATGACTAGCAAAATCCAAGACCAAATTGCGGTCTGCATCATCGATAAACATAGACTGCAGCATGATATTAAATTCTTCTTGGTCGCGCCAATTGCTGAATGGAATAGCTGGGACAGATGCTCTTACAGATACAATCTGAGGACGTTTGCCATTTTCAAAATCAACTTGATTATACACGGATACTTCTCGGAAACTGTCCACGACAACTACAAGTTTACGACTATCGATTAAGTCATTATCTGATTTGAGATAATCGACAAGACTCTTGAGTGTCTGAAGCTCAAGGATAGGTGCGTACTTACGAGGGTTAAGTTCCTGTAAGCTATATTCATTGCCATCAAAATATTCCTTCCCAGTTCCTGAACGAATGATTTTGTTTTCTTTACCCGCTAGTTCGACTGTGTAAGATAATGCTTCTTTGAGATTTTCTGTCATAGTTAGTTACCCGCTTTCTTTTTGTTGTAATCAATGATATTTGTACTTTGTTTTTCAATCTTTTCGATGAGTTCGCCAGTGTCGGTTCTCATGTCTCCGTTATCATCAAAGTAAGTTTGGCCAGGAATACCACTTTTGAGCTCGTTAGCGTGAATTTTACCAGTGTCGACGCGACCGACAATAACAGTTGTTGCGACACCTTTCTGCGGTGCCAAAATGGATTTAACTTCAATACCTGTATTTACAACAGTTCGCTCATCGTCCGTTGACATCGTTAGTGTGATCGTGATCTTACGAGTTGTTTTAGCCTCTGTATTGAGGTCCAGAATATTCTCAAGGACTTTTTCAAGTTCTTTGTCAACCTTTTCTTGTAAGGCTGTATTTGCAATTTTCGACAAATCGATTTTAATAGTTCTATCTTTCATAGATACTCCTTGTTATATTTTGCTATGATTTCTAACTCCTAAAATCTACACCGTAAAGGGTAGTTCAGGATCTTTCCGGACTTGGTTTTGAATGACGTCCAGTGTAGCGTCCCAATTCGCGACGATCATATCCCAGTAATTCGCCGGGAAGTTTTCGATCGGCGTTCCCATCGGGAAGTGTCCGCGAATATAAGCGACCTCTTGCAACTCGTTTTCGGTTACATTGTTTGGCGTCATTAAGTCGATCAATGCTTGTGGTAAGAGTCCCGCTTGTGGAGCCCGTCCCATTTCTTGGGCCACCTCTTGAGCGACCTCTTGCAATTGCTCGTTAATATTTTGCTTCGTTTGCTCTGGTGCCAGTTGTTGTTGTGGCTCTGTTTGTGGAGCTGGTGCCGGTTGCTCAGTCGGTGCTTGTGTCTGTGCGTTGAAAATATGAGCCACGCTCTCAAACGTGAACGGGAGCTGATCCGGTAAGCCGTGACGGTTTTTCGCGTCCCACGCTGGGCGATGATTCGTGTACATAACACGTTCGCCCCCTTGAGCTTTTTTCTTGCCTGTGTCTGTGGTCATGACGATTGTCTTATAATTCGCAAAGAGCACCATATCGGCCCATTCCTTGACCAGCGGAGCTGTTTTCGAGCTCGATTTTTGTCCGAGCTTCAATTCGTATCGATCGTATGATCCCATTTCGTCCGGCTGCTCAAATTTCTTGATCTGTGCGTGAGCTGTCAAAACGACGTTGATCCCGTTGTCCACTAACTCTCCCAAGCTATTCAGCAAGCGTCCGATCTCTTCCTGTACGTATGTATAGCCCTTGCCCCATCCGAAATCTTCAATACCGTTCTTTTGGTGCTGCGAGCATACATAATCGACCGCGAGCTGTTCGGCCCAGTCGATCGTATCAATGACTAGCGTCTTACACGCGCCCGGGTTTGCCTTAACGAACGAGATCTCATTCTTGAGCATTGCCCAGCTTGTGGGCTTGTCTAACCGGGCCACGTCCATATTATCGGTTGATCCTTCCGTATCGATGAATACCGGATCCGGGAATTGACTCGCAAAGCTAGACTTTCCGATTCCTTCCGGTCCGTAGATCACGACTTTTTGAGCCCGTGCCTTCCTTCCTCTTGTGATCTGCATTTTTTATTCCTCCTCGTCGTTATCACTCAAGAGTCCACGAAGAAAGCTCTCAAAGTGTTTGCGTTTTGCCTTCTTAATCTTTTCGGTCAGATCTTCTGGATCTTCTCCGTCGAGGGTCTTGATTGTGTATTCTGCTTCTACGACCAAGATCTCACTCCCCAAACCTTGGGCGAGTGCTTTTAAGTCTTGACCGTCATTTTCAACGATCTCGAGCGAATCAATCAAATTAGTTGCAGCGTCTTGAATTTCACTTGTTAAATGTGCTGAAAATGTAAAGGCGCCTTCGTTGTTTTTGTAATTTTGGATATAGTCGCCAGTGTTTTTGTCACGCAATACGATAAATTTTTCTGTTTTTTTCATGATTTTTCCTTCTTTCTTTTAAAAACCGTTTTGCCAAGTTGGCGCGATTGTGTTTAGTGCGCCATTCATTGCCCCGTTCGTGAGCCCATTCTCAAAGCTATCGGGTTTAACACTGTACCCGTCCTCGATGATAACTGAGCACTCTCCACCAGTTGAAACGCGAGTCGCGATAGCTTGCAAGCCCTCGCTTTCGAGCCACGCCCCGAATTCTGCTAGTGTGATCTGGTCCATCTGCTCGAGCTTGTCAATCAAGACGAAGCCACACTCCGGCTTGAGCTTGCGAACGATAGCCGTCGCGACTTGTAATTGTTGCGAACCGCTCATATTATCCCAGCGTTGGCCGAGATATAAGAGTTCGCCATCGTCGACCGATAAGCCCGGTAATGGTAAATCTGCATTTGTGAGCAAGTCCGTTTTTTGCTTACGAATCCCCTCGATCACAAGATCCAACTCGCGATATTGTTCGCGATAAACTTTCGCGTCTTCTTCGGCCTTGTCTTTGTCAAGATTCGCTCGGACTTTAAGGTTGATCTGCTCAATATCCGCGATACTTTCTTCGATCTCTTGCGTCGATTCGTCAATCAGATCTTGCGTATCTTTGCGAGCAATATCCAAGTCTTGCGCAAGTGCTTGCTCTTTTTCTCGAGCTTCCTTGAGCATAGCTTCCAAGCGTTGGGCGTTCGCAAGCGCGCTTTGATAGTCGTTTTCGATTTTTGCGAGGTTTTGACGCTTGCGGGCGTTCTCACCATTGCGTCCCAAGATCTCTTGCTGTTGCTGGATCAGATCGGCAATGGAGACAAGCTCTTTCGGTGCGTCTGGATAGTACGGCTGCTCTTTTGCAAACTTTTCTTTCTGGTCCGCAATGACGCCGATCGCGTGACGCTCTTGATACTTGGTTTTTTCTTCCATTTCAAGTTGGACGAGCTGATCTCCGACCCCGATAATTTGTAAAAGCGTTGAGGCTTTTTCTTTGTCGTTCATTTCCATAAACTTTGGAAGATCAAGGGCCAGCTCTTCTACGAAGCTATCAAGCAATTTCTGGCCGGCCTTGTTACCGCTCGGGTCAATAACTTTTAGATCGCTATTTTTGCCCTTACGCTCAACGACAAGGCCATTTGATAGCGTGATTTTAAGACTTGGGGGAATCGTTGACCCCTCGCGCTGTGCTTGTGAGGGCTTGTATTTGTTACCACCCAAGGCCCACGCTATCGCGTCTAATACGCTCGTTTTGCCTTGGTTATTGTTTCCCCCGACGATTGTCAGCCCTTTCGCTGACGGCTCGATTTTGACCGCTTTAACGCGCTTTACGTTTTCGATCTCGAGCTTGTTAATTGTCACCATTTCTTAACTCTCCTTTCAGACGAGCAAGCTCGTCAAGCAATCTTTCTTCCCGCTCAAGTGTAGCTTTCAGAATTTCGGTCTGTTGTAAGTTGATAAACCACAAGCGGTTGAGCGCTTTCGATTGTTGCTCGATCTTGCGGGCTTTCTTACCAAACATGGAACGGTACCTCCGGCGATTCAGTATATAGCTTCATATTCTTTCGGCGACTTGCGAGCTCGTCCTCGTATTGCTCGATGACTTGCGCGTTGTGCTCTGGAAGGCCTTCTTCGATAGCTTTGAGTGTTTCGCTTTTTGCGATTCTCATTCTTTTCTTGTGGTCCTTCCACGATACGATAAGCCCAGCGATAAAGCACACGCCCCCGATCGCTACTGTTCCGGCAACTTGCCCAGAAATAATAATTTCATTCATTTTAAATACTCCTTTTCTTTTTCTAAAATTTCGTAAACGTCCCGGACGTCGTACATTTTCTTCTTTCCTTGTTTCCGAAATGCAAGTCCTCGACGTTCTAGCTTTTTAATATAGCCATGATCGAAGCCGAATTTTTTCATCAAGGCTTTCTGATCGAGTGGCATTTGTTTTTCTTCTATTTCTTTTTTCAACTCGTCTCTCACGATATCCACGATCGATCTGAGATAGACTTTCGCGATCTCGTCCGAGATCAAGGGTGGCAAGTTTAGCTCCTCCATTTCTTCGCTCCTCCAATTGTGCGGGCAAGCACTTTCTGATATAATTAAGGTAGATATTTTTTCAAGTGCTCGAGCTTATTCGCTCGGGTGCTTTTTTAGTTCATACTTGTTGAACTTTGTACTTAAAAAAATAAGCCGGAATATTCTCTGGATCGATATCGAGAACTTCGATTGCCTTCGCGATCTCGCTATCTTTCCAAGAGATTTTATTGTTCAGCTTCAGCGATACGCTTCGCTCTGATATTCCCAAGGCGCTGGCAAATTCCGCTTGTGTACCGAATTTCTCGGTAATCTTTCCTAAAAGTTTTGAATAATCGTTGCTCATATTATCCCTCCTTTCTTTTTGTTCACATCTTATGAACTTGATGAATAAAGTATATCATGCGTCATGAACTTTGTCAATAACTTTTTTCATTTTTTTTGAACTTTTCTTCATTTTTTTTGAACTTTTTTATTTTTTATTTTCTTTTTGTGTGTTATACTATAGTAGAAAAAAGGAGATGAACACCATGAGAAAATACAATACCGCTGATCGGCTTCGGGAATTAATGACTGAGAGAGGCTGGAAACAAGTCGACGTTATCAATAATTCAAAACCATTTCAAGAAAAATTAGGGGTCAAGCTCGGAAAAAGTGCTCTTTCTCAATATGTAAACGGAATACAAGCACCAGATCAAAAGAAGCTCGCTCTTTTAGCTTTGACTTTTAACGTGTCTGAGGCTTGGTTAATGGGCTATGACGTGCCACGAGGACGCGAGGTAAAATCTGATCCTGACTTGTCGGGCTTGGATCTTCGTGAGCTAGCCAAAAGCGCGAAAACATTCGACGGAAAACCATTAAATGAAGAAGATATCAAAGCGATTGAAAATATCCTAGATATATATTTCAAAGGAAGATTATGATAGAAGAAATTTGTGATAAAGAGGGCGTCACGCTCGCTTACTTTGACAATGACTTGTGGCCACGGCCCGGAATGATCTTATCTGATATGAAGATCATTTTCGTCAATAAGTCACTAACTAGGGAGGCCCAGAAACGCGTTATTTTGCACGAGCTGGGCCACTTAAACCACACGACGACTGAATATAACATAAACCCGATCAAGTGCGAAAATGAAGCCAACCGGGCCATGATACACGCACTTTTAAAGGAAGAGTTAGCAGCTGGGGACGCGAGCGAGTTTAATTATGTACATTTTATGGAGCGCCACGAACTCAAAACGACGGCCGATGAATTAATGGTAATAGATGAATTTTACAGGCTAGTGGGATAGCCAGGAGGAAAATATGAAAAAGGTAACATTTGCAGCAGTCGCACTACTCACTCTATTTATTGCCGGTTGCAGTCAAAGCGAGGAATCTGAGCCAAGTCAGGAAGAATCAACCGAGCAAGTGACAACCGAGTCCAGTTCCGAAAAATCGCAAAAAGAAAAGGCTTGGGAGCTGGTGGACAAGGCCAAAGCAAAAAGCAAAGAAGAAAACCAAGGCGAGGAAAAATATAAAATGGCCACTGGACGGGTAAGTAAGGCTAGACCGCTACTTGATCAATTTGCAAACTCTTATAAACAGTGGCTTGACTCAAGTCAAATGGACGTATATTATCGTAGCGATGGTATGGCTGTAGTGTTACCTGTAGCGTCGTCTGAATTGACAAACGACCAGCTACATCAAACCGTGGACGGATTGCTCAAAATAAAAAATGACGTGGAAAAAACTTATAAAATCACTGATGCGAATTTTACAGCACCGCCCGTATATGTATTTGATAAAGACGAAAACCGTCTGGCGTACGAACAAAACGGCGCGATGGTTTACGATAAATAAAAAAGCCCCGAGGCAAGCCACGGGGAAAACATGATATAAGTTAAGTATAGCAAAATCATTTCGTTCTTTCAATTGTGCGGGCAAGCCAACGGAGGAAAGACATGATAAAAAAATATACAACCAAAAACGGGGAGACTCGTTACTTATTTCAGACCTATCTGGGAATTGACCCAGCAACAGGGAAAGAACGGCGGACCACGCGCCGGGGCTTTAAAACCATGAAAGAAGCCAAACAAGCCGAAAGAAATTTACTGCTTGACGTGGAAGAGAACGGGCTTCCGTCGAATCAATCGGACGGCTTCCATGATCCTACATTTGAAGAACTAGCTTCCCTGTGGTTAGAAAATTATAGAACCACGGTAAAGGCCAGCACTTTTGAAAACGTCAAGTCAAAAGTCGAGAAAATGACTGAAGAACATTTTAAAGAGTTGAAGCTGAAAAAAATAACAGTCGCATACTGTCAAAGAGTTGTTATTGAGTTAAGTAAAAGCTATATACTCTATAACCATTATCTGTCAGTTATTAACCGAATTTTTAAATACGCTGTTTTAATGGATATACTCAATTCAAACCCTTTTGATAAAGTAATCAAGCCGAAAAGCCGGCAAGTTCAAAGAAAAGGGAATTTCTTGACCAAGGAAGAATTAAAAGAATTTCTAAAACTAGCTCAAACGGCCACGCTCTCTTATTTCTTCCCGCTGGTCCATTTAATGAGCTATACTGGGTTACGACAAGGGGAAGCCCTCGCCTTGAAATGGTCCGATATTGACTTCGAAAATAAAAAAATAACCGTCGATAAGACAGCGGTCCGGATCAAAGAGAAACAAACTCTTCAGACGCCCAAAACGAAAAATAGTAAGCGCGTTATTTCTATTGATCCCACCACGCTTTCGATTCTAAAGAGCTGGAAAAAGGACCAGATAAAAATCTATTTTAAAAACGGCAAGCATTTCGAAGGCGATGATAATTTCATCTTCACGAATGAGCGGGCGGACTGGGTACAAATTCACAATTTTATACCATACTTCAAACGCTTCGTGACTGACCACAAACTAAAACCAATCACGCCTCACGGGCTACGGCACACACACGCTTCATTGCTGTTTAGCGCGGGCGTGGAGCCTAAAAATATTTCGGATAGGCTGGGGCATAGCACTGTTCAGATAACGCTGGACCTGTACACTCACATAACGGAAGAGCAGCGGACCGATACTGTGGAGAAATTGCTTGAATACATGGTAATATAAAAATGTCGTATTCAATCCCGTATTCACTCGCTCCAGCGCCTCAGAAAATCAGTGTTTTCAAGGGCTTCGTGGCTAGTGGTACTATTTTAGCATAAAAATGAACATTTCGGGAGGATTTCTATCTTAGAAAGTTAGCTTTTCTGTTGAGCATAA